TGAGACTGCGCTTCAGAACAAAGCCGATATGCACAACGAGGAGATGGCAGAGGGAGACCGACCGAACTGGACGCGGGTGCGCGTCGGATCGCTGCGCTCCGTCTACCGCCGAGGGTCGGGCGCATACTCATCCAGCCATCGCCCAGGCGTGAGCCGAGCGGCGTGGTCAATGGCGAGGGTCAACGCCTTCCTCTTCCTTGCACGCACAGGCGCGCCAAAGAACTCTGCCTATGTGGGCGACAACGATCTGCTTCATTCAGACCATCCGCGCTACCGAAACGAAGAGCGCGCTCCGATTGACCCTGACGGCTATACGCCAACAGAGGCGATGCAGGAAGAGGCGCAGCGCGGCCTAGATTGGCGCGCTGAGTTCGGACGCGGCGGCACCCTCGTGGGCGTGGCTCGCGCACGCGACATCATCAACGGGCGCAACCTACCGTTTGAGACGGTGGTGCGAATGCGCTCTTACTTCGCACGACACGAGGTGGACAAGCAAGGTCAAGGATTCAACACCGGCGAAGACGGCTATCCGTCCGCTGGCAGGATCGCGTGGGCGCTATGGGGCGGCGACGCGGGTAAGCGGTGGGCGGACAACATCGTCCAAAACGCCGAGCGTAAGGAGAAACCGAAAATGGCGATTGAGTACCGACAGTTCCAAACGGAGATCCGCGCTGAGGGCGATGGGCACACCTTTACGGGCTATGCCGCTATCTTCAACTCCGAAGCCGAAGGGCTGAGCACGCGGGAGATCATCAAGCCAGGCGCGTTCTCAAAGAGCGTGGCTGCCGCCGAGCGTGGCGATTGGGAAGTCAAGGCGCTTCAGGATCACGATCCTAAGTATTTCCTCGGCTCAACCAAGACGGGCACGCTGGATCTTGAAGAGGATGATCGCGGCCTCAAGGTGCGCGTCTCCCTGAACCCAGAGGTGACCTTCGCCTCCGACCTCGCCGCAATGCTGCGCCGAGACGGTGCTGCGATGGGGATGTCCTTCGGGTTCTCCGTGCCCAACAAGGGCGATGCCTACGACGACAACGGCGTTCGTGAGCTGCGGAACATCCGCTTGCACGAAGTCAGCCTCCTGACCGGCAACCAGCCAGCCTATCCAGCCACCATCGGCTTGGGCGCAGTTCGTTCGCTCTCTGAGCGCACCGAGATTGACGCCTCAACGCTGATGCGTGCCTTTGACTCACTCCTCGCGGGAGCACCCGATGCGGATTCAGCCGCAACGCTTGACCTCGCAATCCGCAAGATCAGTCCTGATCTGCGGCCTGAACCTGAGACTACAACGGAGCCAGAGGAAGCCGATGAGCGGCTCGTACCTCTCTCTGTTCGTGAGCGCCAGTTGGCACTTGCCAAACTGGAACAGCAGATTCGCTAGGGCGCAGCGCGAGGGCCTCACGGCACCACCGCTGGACGCACCACCGATGACGCAATCAACCCCAAACCAGATAGCGTAAGGAGTTAGACCAAATGTCTGACATCACCAAGACGCTTCACGAGCAGTACCGAAACGACTGGGAAGAGGCTAAGTCTCTCCTCGCTCGTGCGGCTGACGAGAAGCGCGAACTTTCCGCAGAGGAAGAGGCTCGCTGGACGAGCCTGAACGATTCAATGTCTGCACGCAAGGCCAAGATGGATCAGGTTGCTGCCGCTGAAGAGCGCAGTGAGAAGATCGGCGCACTCGCAGAGCGCGCACTCAAGGTTGAGAATGCAGTCAAGGCTGACAACGATAGCGATGTCCTTCGGGCAATCGCCACCGGCGAGAAGCGACGCGCTCAGTTTGAGATCCGCGCTCTTGCATCAGCATCCGCAACCGTTCCAGTCACATTCGCCGACTTCGTTGTCGTCGCGTTGACTGAGGGCAACCCGATCTACGACGGGGCGACGAAACTTCGCACGACCACGGGCGAGCAGATCACTCTGCCACGCGTGACGGCGAACCAGTCAGCCGCCTTCGTGACCGAGGGTTCAACCATCACCCCAGCCGATCCGACGATCTCGTCAATCACCCTCTATGCGAACAAGATCGCTTCGCTGACTTTGCTGTCAGCCGAACTTGTGCGTGATAGCGGATTTGACATTTTGGGCACAGTCGGCAGACAGGCCGGGGCACAAATCGCATTCGTCGGCGGTTCAGCAATGACCATCGGCACCGGCACGGTTCAGCCACAGGGCTTCGTCTCTGCGGCAACGGGCTTGAGCACCGCAACAAAGGCAGGCACCGTCACGGCGACCTTCTTTGATGCGCTTGACCTCGCGACCGTTCTTTACGCGCTCAATCCTTCGTACCGCAACACCAACACTGTTTGGCACGCGAGCACGACGGCAGTGAGCAAACTCCGCAAGTTGCAGGATCTCAATGGGCAGTTCGTCTTCCAGCCGGCTCTTGCCGCTGGGCAGCCTGACACCCTGATGGGATACCGACTCAAGGAGAATGTCCATATGGCAGCGGTGGCTTCGGCCTCCAAGTCAGTGGCCATCATCCACGAGCCTTCGTACTATGTACGAGAACTCCCGATTGAGGTTGCGTCGTCAAGCGACTACCTCTTCAACACAAACCAGATTGCGCTACGCACTCTGTACGGTGTTGACGGAAACATCCCTGACCTGAACGCGGTCAAGGTGCTCGTCTCGGCGAACACCTGATCCTAGCGATCTAGGCTCAACCCTCCCGTCGGGCTTCGGCTCGGCGGGAGGACAAACAATAGGAGGAGGCAAGACCGTGAGAATCGGATTTACAACAAACGCGCCCTGGGCACCCACCGGCTATGGCACCCAGGCGACCGAACTCGCACCGAAACTAGTTGCCGACGGGCACAAGGTTGCGGTGATGGCCAACTATGGCTTGGCAGGCACGACCCTTGACTGGAACGGCATCCCCGTGATGGGACAGGGTATGGACGCCTACAGCAATGACCTAACGCCCGCGCAGATCGCGTTCTGGCTCTCGCAACAGCCAGCCGAGCCTGGCATTGGGCTATCGCTCTACGATGTTTGGGTCTACAAATCGCCGCAGTGGGACGAGATCCCGATGGCGTCGTGGACACCCGTTGATCACAGCGTCGTGCCCGACGAGGTCAAGGCGTGGTTCGCCCGAAGAGGCAAGGGCAAGTGGGCGATTGCTATGAGCAAGTTTGGAGAGCACGAACTCCTTCAGGCAGGCATTGAGCGCGACCGCGTATTCTATGCGCCGCACTCATTCAACCCACAGATCTTCAAGCCAACGCCTTCGGCGATGCGAAAAGATCTCAATGTGCCGGACGACGCGCACCTGACGATCATCAACTCAGCCAATAAGGGCGTGACGCCAATCCGCAAGTGCTGGCCTGAGATGCTGCTCGCGTGGAGCAACTTTGCGAAGTCGCACCCCGACGCCTACCTCCTGATTTGGACGGAGATGTTCGGGCTGGCTAACGGCGTCAACATTGAGCGCGTGCTCAAAGCCGTTGACGCGCCGATTGACCGTGTGCGCTTCGTGCCGCAGTTTGAGTACCGGCAGGGACTATCGTCGGATGTCGTCGCCCGCGCTTACACCGCGAGCGATGTGCTCCTGATGACCTCCCGAGGAGAAGGCTTTGGCGTGCCCGCGATTGAGGCACAGGCGTGCGGCGTGCCCGTGATCGTGACGAACTGGACGGCGCAGCCTGAACTGGTTGGCGCTGGCTGGAAGGTCAACGGGCAGCCAGAGTACGACCCGCTTCAGGGCGGATGGTGGATGGTGCCGAATGTCAAAGAGATTGAGGACGCCCTTGTGCAGTCCTACGATCTCAAGCAGGACAGCGAGAAGCGAGAGGCTGCGCGAGCCGCTGCGATTGACTTCGCCGCTGGCTACACGACAGATCGGGTTTATACCGAGCATTGGCGACCGATCCTGAAGCAGATAGAATCAGAGATTCCGCAGGCGGGTGGCTTGAATCGCGAACAGCGACGAGCCGCCAAGCGCAAATGAGCGTCACGGTTGTCACGCCTACGCTGCCAGAGCGGGAGGATTTCCTGCTCCGTGCGGTGACCTCGGTGCGGCGGCAGACACTACGCCCGCAGGCGCATCTGATCGGCTACGACTACGCGAGGCGTGGTGGAGCCGCGATGAAGAATGACCTCTGCTTTGCGGCAGAGACCAAGTGGATCGCGCTGCTTGATGACGATGACTACTTCTATCCTGATCACCTCGCGTCGCTCGTAGAAGCGGCAGAGGCGAACGGAGCGGATGTCGCGTACTCGTGGTGCGATGTCAGCGGCGCGAACCCGTGGCTCGGCTACAACCAGCCGTTCAGCGCAGACGCGCTGCGCCAGACTTCGGTGGTCAGCCACAACGCGCTGATCCGCACAGACCTCTTTGTAGAACTCGGCGGCTTCAAGCCGGTGAAGGGCTACGACTGGTTACTCTGGGTGGCGGCGCTACAAACTGGCGCAAAGTTTACCTGCGTGGAGCGCCCGACCTGGCACTACGACCTTTCAGAGACACATCCTCACGAGAGCCGACCGTGATCGTCATCCTTGCCGCTGGCAGGGCGACCCGACTAGGCGGCACGAATAAACTGCTCGTAGAGGCGGCGGGGCTGCCGGTGCACGAGTGGCACAGGCGCGCGGCTGGCAAACAGCCGACCTACGCGGTCGTGAGGCCAGAGGATGAGAAGGCGGTTCTCAGCGCCGCTCCGTGGCTGGCTGGGGTGATTCCCCACGCTGAGGCAGACGGCCCGTCTGGGGCGCTCCTGAGTGCCTCTACGACGCTCCCAGGAGGGGCGCTCACGGTGCTCTTCGCCGACACCCTGCTCCCGCAGGTGCCGACGCAGGATGGTGACTGGGTTGGCGTGGCAACCGCGCCGTGGCGAATCTGGGACTACTACGATGCTTCCACGGAAGGCGGCTGGACGCGAGGCGTGCCCGAAGTTCTTGTATGCTGCGGCATCTATCGCTTCACGAATCGCGAACTGCTCAATGACATCTGCTATGACCTCAAACTCGGCTCAACCAATGAAGTGCATATCGCTGATGTTCTGAGGTCATACGCACCTCACCAGCCGCTCACGGAACTCATCGTGAACGGCTGGCAGGATGCTGGCGATCCTGACGCGCTCAAGCGCGTCCAACCAATCAAGGAGACCTGATGGCAATCACGAACGGCTACACGACAGGGAGCGCAGTCAAGCAGGCCCTCGGCATCATTGACGCGACCTCCGACGGCGAGTTGGAACTCGTCATTGAGTCCGTCAGCCGCCTGATTGACGATTACTGCGGACGCTTCTTCTATCAGTCCGCTGCATCCACCGCCTTCTACACGGCGCAGGACTACCTCGTGCAGCCGATTGACGACTTCGCCTCCGTCTCAGCGATCACGACCGATGGTGATGCAAACGGCACCTACAGCACCTCGTGGGTGATCAACACTGACTGCGCGCTCGCGCCATTCAACGCACCCGCCACTGGACGACCGTTCACCGAAGTGATCGCGCTCACCGAAGGCGCGAACACCTTCCCTGTGGAGATCGTCAAGGCGGTCAAGATCGTCGGCACACGCGGCTGGCCTGCCGTGCCGCGACCCGTTGAGATGAGTTGCATCATTCAGAGCGGTCGTATTTTCAATCGCCGCAACACGCCATTCGGAATCGCAGGATCGCCGGAGGTGGGACAGATGCGCCTGCTTGCACGGCTTGACCCTGATGTGGAGCAGATGCTGCGCGCCTATCGCGTCGCAGCCCAGGCGGTCTAAATGGCGCTGGATACCTACGCCATCGGCACCGCGCTCGCTGCGCGATTCTCTGCCGCCAACACGACGCCGCCAGCGGGCTACGACGAGGTGCGCTTGGCGACCGCCAACCCGCCTGATATGATCTCCGTGTTTCCGTCCGTGGTGGTCTTTCCCCCTTCCACCACGGCGGAATACGGCCCCAATCGCCTCGTGCGACAGATTCACCGCTTCCCCGTGCGCTTCTATGTGGCAAAGGGGATGGGCACGGATCGCGCGGTCAAGGCGCTCTATGCGTGGCGCGATGTGCTCGTGGAAGGCGTCGTCAGCGATATGCAACTCGGCTTGCCAAATGTTGTGGTGAAGGCACTCGTGCCGGACATCCGTATGGGAGAATCCGAGTACGGCGGCGAGATGTTCGCCGTGATTGAGATGCAGGTGGAAGTGACGACTCGCGAAGTGCTCAACACGATTGCCCCGTAATGGCAGAAACAAAAGTCTCCTTCAGCATTCAATACAAGACCGAAGCCACCGAGCGCTACTTCTCGCAGTTCTACGGATCTGAACTAGAGGCAGTGCTTGAGGCAATGCGCGATGCTGCTGGTAAGGCGATGCAGCCGGTCTTGCAGCAGTCGTATCTCTCCAGAGGCGTTGGTCGTAAAACAGGGAACCTGTATCGCTCAATCAAGCCAGTCAAAATCAAGCGACAGCCAGGCACCATCGGCGTCATTGCTGGGCCGATCCCTGGCAAGCGCGGTGGAAACCACCGACATCTGATTGAGTTCGGCACGGGAGCGCACCGTATTTACCCGAAGGAAAATGGGATTTTGCGAGCAGCATTCGGCTATGCCAAGTTGGTTGAGCACCCTGGTGCTCGCGCAAAGCCGTTCGTGACCCCTGCGGCAGCGACCGCATTGGAAGCAGGTCAGCAAGCGGCTGACGCAGTTCTTGGAAGATACTTGGAGAAGGCAAACGCCCTCTCCTCTGTAGAAGAAAGTTAGGAGAAACAAATGGCAGTCAACCAGTTATTGAAACTCGTGGGAGCGCTTGAATCAACGGCTGGTTCCGCTGCCACCGCAACTCGCGTCCTCTACGCGAATGAGGCAACTCCTTCACAGGAAGTCACGAGCATCGCTAACACGACGCTTCGCGGCACCTACTTTGAGGCGTATGAGATCAACCCTGGCGTTGAGCGCAACGGCTTGAACATCGCAGGGCCTGTCCTCTACAGCCAGATTCCGTTCTGGCTTGAGAGCAGTGTCAAGGGCGGCGTCACGCCTTCCGGCACCGTCGCGCCATACACCTGGACTTACAGCCCGAACAGCGGCACGGCGAACGCGCCAAAGACCTTCACGGCTGAGTGGGGCTGGGCAGACGGCGGCACGGTTGTGCCAACCTATCGTCTCGCTGGCTGCGCCACGGACGAACTGAGCATCTCCTATGTCAAGGACGAGGCGGTCACCTTCACGGCGACAACCATCGCCGCAGGCACGGTCGCGCTCGGAACGGCATACAGCGCCTCACCAAGCGATACCACACAGGTCAGCGTGCTCGGCGTAGACGCAGCCGTCTACATTGACGCGACGACGATCGGCTCAACCGCCGACACCTCGGTGCAAGAGGCAACCTTCACGCTCACGCGCGGACTCGTCCGACGCGAAGTGCTTGACGGCACCTCAGCAGCCGTGGATACGGTGGCTCCTGTTGCGCGACAGGCGCGACTTGAGATCGTCCGATACTTCACGAACCGCAACGAACTTGATCAGTTCCTGCTCAAGAGCGAGCGAAAGATTCGCATCTTGTCCACAGGGCCAACGCTCGGCGCGGGCACCTATGAGTTCCAGTTGGACTTCTACGGCGTGGCAGACACGCACGAAATCGCGGAAGTTGATGGCGTCATCGTGGCGAACATCACCTATCGTGGCATCGTGGACTCGTCCGCCGCAACGGACTTCTCCATCGTGGTAAAGAACAACCTCGCAACGATTTCCTAAGCAGGACAAGGAGGCAGAATGCTAAAGGCAAAGACGACCAAACTTGAACTGACTGGCGATCTCGCCGGTCACTGGGTTGAAGTTAGAGAGTTTACTTGGGGCGAGATCAAGGCTATCCGCGCCGCAGACGCGACCGAAGAAGAGAGCACCGACAGGCTCCTGTCGCTCATCTCGTCGCACAACCTCGGCGTGGATAGTCTTGATAACCTCCCGCTCAGCGGTCTCATTGTGATTGCAGGCAGGCTGCGCGACTGGATTGAGGAACTTACACTCCCAAAAGAGCAGGGCAGCAACTCCGTACAGCCCTCGCCAGAACAGCAATAAACCCCGACGCTAAGGCCCCTGTTCCGCTTGAGTACGCGCTAGACGCGCTGGCTCAGCGGTGGGGCGTCGCGCCGTGGGAACTGGAAGAGGCTCCTGGCGAATGGGTGCTGCGTGGCTTGGAGTTTATGCGGATTGAATCGTCGGTGACGACGAGAAAGGCGGGCAAGCGTGGCTGAACGAACGACGACACTTGCCGTCATTCTCAAGGACGGAGCCTCTAAGGGAATGCGCGAACTCAATAAGACTGCGCGCCGTCTTGATAAAACAGCCGGAATGCTCAACGCTCCGTTTGCCGCAGCCGCGAAAGGCTTTGCGATTGCGGCAGGCGCAGCCGTCGCCGTGGGCGGCGCGATGTTCGCAGCGGCTAGGGCCGCAGCCGATGAAGAAGCGTCAATCGCTCGTCTTGATGCTGCTCTCGCGGCCAATACAAAGATCACCGAGGATCAGCGCAAGCAGATGGACGCGGCTATTGAGACGCGCAAGAATCTTGCTTTCAGCGATGATGATCTACGAGACTCACTCGCTCGGCTCGTACCACGCACAGGCGATGTGACGAAGGCGATTGAACTACAGGGGTTGGCAACAGATTTCGCTCGTCTCAGGAACATTGATCTAAAAACTGCAACCGAAGTAGTCGGCAAAGTCTTCAGCGGCAACACTGGGATCTTGAGCCGATACGGTATCACCGTTGATAAGGGGACAACCGCAACGGAGGCTCTTGCCTTGATGCAGGAGCAGGCGGCTGGTTCTGCGGATGCATACGCAAACACAACCGCAGGAATGATGGAGACGATTCAGAACACGCTTGATGATGTCGTTGAGGACATTGGAGGCGTTGTGTTGCCGATCTTGTCAGAGGTTCTGACATTTTTCCGCGACGAGATTTTGCCTCGCATCCGTGATTTCGGTATTGCATTTGCCAACGCCTTCACGCAGGCTGTGGAGTTTCTGCGACCGTTCATCACCACGATGGTCACGCAGGTTCTGCCCGCCATCATCAATGTCGCTGGCGCAATCATTGGAAAACTTGTTGAGGCGTTCAAGGCGATCGCCAAGTTCGTCAGCGAAAACATTGGCATCATTCTTGTTGTTGTAGGGGCGTATACCGCATTCACCATTGCCGTAAACATCGCTGCAGCCGCTGTTGGTGCGTACCGAACCATTATGGCGTTGACTAATCTCACAATGCAATCTTTTGGTGGCCCGATCGTTGTGGCCATCGCGCTTATCGCCGCGCTTGTCGCGGGGCTGATCATTGCCTACAACTCAAGCGAAGACTTCCGCAACATTGTGAACGCAATCTTTGACGCGATCAAGCCAGTCCTAAAAATCCTCGGCGACCTTTTCCTAATGGTAGGCACGACTATCGTCCGCGCCTTTGGTGCGGCATTTGACATCGTGAAAAGCCTTGTTGGACTTCTTTGGGGGGACGGCAAGGGGCCGCTTGCCATTGCCATAGGCGCAATCGGCAATCTGTTTGGCGGTCTAGGTGAAATCATTGGATTCTTCGTTGGGCTGGTACAGGGCGCGCTTGACATCGTGCAGAGGCTTATCAACCTTGCCAACAATCTGCCATTCATCGGCGGATTCTTGCCAGCACAAGGCACGCGCACGAAGCGCGAGCGCGGGCGCGCACTCGGCGGCCCTGTCACCGGCGGGCAACAGTATATGGTCGGCGAGCGAGGGCCTGAACTCTTTGTGCCGAATCAGTCAGGCAGCATCGTGCCAAACAACTCCCTCGGCGGGCAGATCAATGTGACCGTGCAGGCGGGTGCCTTCCTCGGCTCGTCTGACGATGCCCGCGAGTTCGCTCGCCGCATCTACGGCGCGCTGAATGACGAAGCCCGACGCCGAGGCACGGTACTCGGAGGTGCCCGATGAGCGTAAGCCAGCCAACACTATCCTCTGGCGCGACGACGATCACGCTGCCATTCCCTGTCCGCACGAACGCGGTCAAGTTGGAATACAGCACGGTCGGCGGCAGCCGCCTCACCGTCAATGGCTCCATCCGATCGTGGTCAGTCGGCTATCGCTTCTCCTACTCGCTCGCCTTTGAGTACGAGAATGTCACGACCTACGACGCGCTCGTCGCGCTTTACTGGGCGAATGTCAGCAACCAGACCACCACGACCTTCACTTGGACGGGCGGCCCGTTCACGCCAGCACAGCCTGGGGTCACCGTCCGCATTGACTCAATCAGCGATCTGGTCACCGTCTACCCCGATGTGACGAAGGGCGACTATCAGATCACGCTTGTTGAGGTTGACGCCCGCACAACCTAAGGAGGCATCGTGGCACTAAGCGCAAACCTGATCGCCGCGATTGCCGACAAGCAGCATCGTCCAATCATCAAGTTGGAGATTGACTGGGACGGCGATGGCGTCTTTGACGACGAGACCGGCTATGTGCTTGACGCGGTTGGCATTGAGTCCTTTGACCCTGACACGGGCGCGCTCCAGCCAGGCGAATGCAACCTGACGCTGGACAATCTCAACCAGCGCTTCAGCGCGGAGAACGAGAACAGCCCGATCTATGCCTACCTTCAGGGCGCATTCCTGACCACGAAGGCGAAGGTCAGCCTCGGCTATTTCTACAACGGCGCAGCGCAGACCCGCACGCTCGGCACCTACATCGTGCGCTCGGTCGTGCCGCGTGAGCAGGCGCGAGTGGCGCAGATGCGCCTTCTTGACATCTCCGCTCGGTTCGCCACCGTGCCGACCTACTACGGCCCTCGTGCCAATGTCGCGCTGAACACGGTCTTCACCGCGTTCGCAGACAAGGCGGGGCTTGGCACGGCATCCTACGCAGCCGTCGGCACCGCCTTCGGCACCGCGCAGTTCGCAGCGGCAACCGGCGAGCCGCTGGGCGCTGAACTCGGGCTGCTCGCCATCGCCGAGGGTGGACGCATCTTCGTGGACGAGAACGGCGTGCTCACCTTCAACGACCGCGACACGAATCAGGCTGCGCTCCAAGCGCCGCTCATCACGCTGGACAAAGAGTCCTATCCGTTTGAGATCAGCATCCTCCGCAACACCGAGACGGCGATCAACCGAGCGCTCCTTGAGTACGAGGATCGCGCCTCTGCGGTCAGCGACGAGACGGTCTTTCAGATCACCACCCCGATCACGATCCCAGCCGCAGGCTCTGCCGATGGCTTCTTCGTGCCTGGCGAGATCACCCTAAGCATTGAGGCGCAGGATAAGACGCG